AAGCTTTATAAGATAACCCAGTTTCATGGAGGTTTGAATAGTAATTCAGATGCTAGAGATATAGCTGAGAATGAGCTATCTGAGGCTACTGATGTAATGGTGGATGAGCTGGGTAAGATTAGGATGATGGGTGGTACTACAGCACATGCTGCCACTAGCAATCCAACTGTTGTTATTAATCCTGGATATGGATTATTTTATTTTAGTCATGATAGATTAGGAGGGAATGATGCTGGTGCTGCAGCACTTGAAACTGGAGCTGATTATTTAGTATTAGCTGATACTGATACTGATACTCAGTTTTTTATTTATGAAAGCAGTGCTGGTGAGACTGCATGGGGTGGTTCTCCAACTGCTGTTATAGATTTATATACTGGAGGATCTGGCACAACAGGAGTAAGACCTGCTTTTTATTCTGTAGATGGTGCATTAAGAATAAGTGATGGTAATTTTGGTGCCAATAATTCTAATAAGTGGTATGGCTATATAGATAGATATCAATTTGGAGATGGTTCTGATGGCATAGAAGATGGAAGTACTTATAATTACGGAGATCAATATGATGATTGGTTTGTGGGAAATCAAGATCTTGCCGCACTTCCTATTAATGGTATAGGAGTTTATGAAACAGCTGGAACTACTCCGGATATTAATAGTCCAGTATATCTTTTTATAGGCCCTACTGATATTAGAGATTCAATATATTATATAGATATTTCTAGTTCCAGTATTTCGATTCCATCAAGTACAAAACATATTAATGTAGTAGTGGATATAGGTACTGATACTAGTGCTGATCTTTATACACTACAAGCTTCTTCTAGTTCAGGAGGATCAACAACTCCTCAATTTCAGAATTTTTGCGATCCAGGAGATTACATTAAAATTGGGTCAGCTTTTCATAATGTTAATAGTCGTATTCGGAAAGTTGATAGTGTAACTACTGGAGCAATTACAGTTACTGCAGCAATGGGTAATTCAGTGAATGATGATACTATCTATATAACAAATCTATCTCGTTCTAATTGGTGGAATGATGATCCAACTGAACGATATCTTCAATTTGCTGTATCAACTATATATGATGGAAATCAGGAATCAGTATTATATGAATCTACTACTAGAGTAAATTTGGAACAAGATGATGTTACTGCATCTTCTGTATTTGGCGTTTCTGTGTATCAAGATTATGATAATCCACAAATTGGATTTAGTGTATTTACAGACACAAATAATGTATTTGGAACTACATATCCAAGAGTTACCGGTTTTAAGGTATATGTTAGAAGATCTAGTTCAGCCACGGCTACAGGAGATTATTATTTATTACAGGAAATAAGTATAAAAGAAGGTTCAAAACTTGTAGAAGTTTCAGATTCATTTTCAATGTGGCATGCAAATTTAACTTGGTATGCAAGTGCTGGTTGGTCTCCAGATTCCAGTGGTGAGTGGAATAATGTTCCTGTTTTGTCAGGGAACGAGCTGCCTTTCCCTTCTTTATCAACGGCTCCAAATAGAGATGAAGTTATAGGTGTGGATGGATACAAAACAGCTGTAATTGCTAATAGAATGGCATATATAGGACATGTAAAACAAGATGGTATAGTATATGGAGATAGAATATTAAAATCTAATATAAATCAATTTGATAGGTTCCCAGAGTCTAGATTACTGGAAGCTTCCATTAACGATGGAGATAGTATAGTAAAGCTTGAAGCTTATGCGGACAGGCTTTTGATATTTAAAAAGAATAAACTGGAGCTAGTAAATATATCTCAAGAGGTAGAGTTCTTAGAAGATACGTTTATGCATAAGGGAGTATCTCATCCTGCTGCTACCTGTAAGACTGACTTCGGTATAGCGTGGGTTAATAAGCAAGGATGCTATCTATATGATGGAGAGAAGGTAAATAACTTACTTGAGAAGCAAGGTAGGCAAATAATAAAAGAAAGTGCTTGGGCTACATTTACTACTAATGAACCTATGATTGGATATATTCCAAAGAAAAGACAGCTGATTGTTGTGGATGATAATACTGCTACTGGTACTGGTAAGACATTTTTATATGATTTGGTAACTCAATCTTGGGTCAAAGGAGCTGATGCTACTATTACAAGTCATAATTTGACAAATTTTGTTACAGATTGGAATAATGATTTAATATATGCTCATACGTCTGGTACTGTAGTGAAGTGGGATGATGCTGCAGCTACTAGTGGAGATATGGTTATGTCAACTAAAGATATAGATTTTGGGCAACCTGGGCAGAAGAAAACTGTGTATAAGGTTATAGTTACTTATCAATCTAGTAATGCTACAACAAATGTGCAGGTTGATTATGGTGTTGATGGTGATACTACATTTGCATATGATTTTACAGTCCCAGAATTGCCAGCTGCTAATGGATGGCAAACAGCAGAGTTAGTACCAGATACATTATCAGAAGCAAGTAATATTAAATCTTTTAGATTGAGATTTGCAACAGATGGCACTGTTCCAGCAGGATTTGAAATTAATGATGTCTCAATAGTATATAGATTAAAAGGAGTGAGATAATGGGAATGACAAGACAAGAAAGAATAGCTTTACATAAGAAGCAGGAGAGACTACAAGTTAAGGAGGGTGTTCCTGCTGTTTCTGATCTAAAAGAAGGTGTGCCTGTGATTAGAAGTGTAGCTAGTTTAGGTATAGTAGAGTATGTAAAACATAATGGTGTATTGTATAAGAAAGTATTAGATAGGGGATAAGATTATGGCAAATGCAAGAGCAAGATTAGGTAAAGCAATGAGAAGTATGGTTAAGCGTAAAAAGACAACTGGCGTAGTTACAGGTGCTTTAGGTGCACTTGGAACCGTGGCTGCTTTTGGTGCTGGTCAGGCAAAGAAAGCTGATACTGCTTGGAAAGAATACGAAGCTGGATATAAAGAGCTTGGAGGTGATGTTGCAGATATTCCAAAGAGAGGTGGTTTTTTTAAACAGGTTGGACAAACTCTAATGCCGGGTGGAGATAAAGGTTTCTTTCAAATGCCTGAAGGTGACGTAACTATAAATAAGAAAATATATGATAGAAGTAAAATTCAAGAGGCTGGTTCATTTTTAGGAAGTGATGCAGCTGCTGTACTTGATGTAGATGCACGTACACAATATTTAAAAAGAACAGTTCCCGGAAGAGAGATCCCTACCACACCAACAGCAGTAGTACCACAAAATGAGGAGGGATTGTTCTGGCAGTCTGAAGGTGTATCAGAAGAGTCATCATACGCTCGATTTGCACGTGGTGGTGATTTTATAACTAATGGCCCACAACAGATCTTAGTTGGGGATAATCCTGGTGGTCGTGAGAGGGTAACTGTTAAGCCACTATCTTCTAAAGATGATGCAGAGTTTGGTCGTAATGGTGATGATGCAATGAAGATCATTGATGGGCAACCTGCTCATATTAATGAGGAAATAGAAGGAGATATGTCACCAGAAGATATTAAAAAATATGGAGCTGGAACAATAAATCCTATTACTGGAAAGAAGGAATATTTTTTAGGTACGATAGCTGCAGGATTAGCAATAGGTAGTAGTCTATATAAAGGTTATCAAGCAATGCAAAATCAAGGTGATGTTGCAGCTGGACAGCAAGCAGCAGGTGATATTAAGCAAGAACAATTGGATTTCTTAGGTGATGTGAGGAGCCAAACTATTACTGGTACTACACAACAAGCACAACTGGGATATGATGCTGCTCAAAGTCAATTTGCTGGAGGGCAAAGAGATCTGACTATGGGAACTCAAACTGGAATGCGTGATATTCAAGCAGGTGCTGCTACTGCTGCTTCTAGATCTGGTTTAGCTACATCTGGAACTATTGAGCAACAAACTAAAACACAGACAGGTGATTTAATGGCAAGATATAAAAGTGATATGACAAAATTATTTGAGACAAAAGACCTTGCAGCAAGGGAAAAAGGTCTTGCAATTGAAACTTCAACTGCTAAAGCAGATCTTGCATTTAGAAGTGGTGAGATGTCAGCAGAAGATGCATATCAAAGTACATTAACGGGATTAGAGTCACAACCAACCAATTTTTTAGAAGGCATGTTTAGTTAAGGAGACAAGATGGCATTAGCATCAGATTTAGCAGCGGCATTTTCGCTTATACAACAACAACAAGCTCTTGAGCAGAGGAAGGAAGAACGTCATCAAGATCTGGCTTTACAATTACTTGTAATGGATATCAATAAAGAAGAGAGGGCTTTAGATAGGAAGGCTGGACTTATAGATAAACAACTTGTAAGAGCTGAAAAGAAATATGATGTAATATATAATGAGTTTGAAACTTCTAAGCAAAAATTTAGTGAGCTTACTGGACAGCTTTATAAAACTCCTGATAAAGATAGCTCTGCAAATGCAGTTGGTGTTGTAAATGATATTGGTGGGCCTGTATTAGATTCTTTAAATCAATTGTTAACTGATACAAAGGCTGATACTCAAGATCTAGTGACACAAAAAGATGATGTGGGCAGGCAAATAACGCAGGCTAGACTTATCCAGGATTTTTATAAAGGTGTTGGACATGATTATTCTGCAGGTGATCCAACTAAATGGGATGTAGCAGATTTTAGTGAGCAAGAATTATCTGAATATATATCTCAGTATCCAGAATTGGAAGGTGTTGATCAGGCAGCTTTTTATGAAGGTATGAAAACTAGAGGTGCTGCAAATTTATTAGGTAATATAACTGCATTGAATACTGCTATTGAGCAGGCAAAAAGTATAAATCTTACTGCTAATATCAAACAATTAGAATTTGATACTAAAAATAGGAATGTTCCTGTTGCACAAATAGAAGCTGATATAAGTAATATTGAAAGTGGTGTACATAATATACTTGGTTCACAAGCACAGGATTTAAATGCTTCTCTATTTGCTCCAGCTATACAAGCATCTGTAGAGTGGGTTGGCTCTCAAGAGCCTGGTAACCTTGAAGGTGATGAAGAATTAAAGAATAAAAGAGATTTAGAATTAATGGAAGTAGGTGCTCAAATTACTATGGGGGATCATTCGACTGATGAATTTTGGGCTGGTGAGAATTTACGTTTAGGTAAGTTGCTTGTTCTTGGTAATTCTAATTATATAAATTCAGTTAAAGGTCACCTAAAAGGAACAGAAGATTTAAATTATTTAGGATATGTTGATGCTTTACAGGAAATCCAAATGTATGCAGAAAATGCAAGAAGACAATTAGAATCTGGATCAATGACTACAGAGCAATATTTAGCATATAAGAATAACTTAGAACAGATAGTTGGAACAAGTTTAGATGATTTTTCTAGTAATATGGATGTTATATTCCAAGCAGCTAATGTAACAGAGACTAAAGGTAAGCAATTAGCTATTAAGGGTATGGGGGATGCCTTTACTGAATATACACCAACTATAGATTATGATATTGATGAAGATTATATCTCTCTTGAAGCAGCAGAGGCTGCTGCACAAAAAGCAGCAATGAGTAATATTGTATTGCCAGATAGTACTAGTATACTTCCTGATACTACTATCATATCTGCTGACAGTCTTCATATTCCAGCTAATACTGAAGTAGTAATAGATTCATTAAATCAAATACCAGAGAGTAGCTATTTTAATAAACAGCAGAAAATAATAGAACTTAATAAGAAAAGAGATGCATTAGAAAAAGCTGGTTTTATAGGAACTGAAGAATATGAAGATATGGGTAGGACTATAAAAGCTTTGAATCAAGAAATTCGGAAAGAACAAAAATATGAAGATTATATGATAGAAATGGAGCTAAAGCTAGCTGGAATTGAAGGTCAAATATTGTCTGATGAG